ATTTCGACAGGAGAATCATTCTGATCCGAAACTATTGCTTCGTTTATTATATCTTCAATGGCAGAGTCCACTTCTGGGTGCAACGCCATCTCTCTATATCTTTTTATTAACTCAAATTCTGACTTGAATACACCATCAATATCAACATACTGACCATAAAAACCACTCGAAACATAATAGTCCGAGGAGTCTTCGTTAGACTTGGGTACAGGAGAGACGACGTTCTTTGCCTGTTCATCGTCTTTCTCTATTTTAAAACCAAATAATTTAGCCATTAACTCACTTCTACTGGGCTGTCCCAGTTATTTATCTTATATTATAACACAAGTTTTAGATTATGTCTAGAAAGTTTCTCCAATATCACCAAACAAAGGCTTAACAGTAGAAGCTGACTCACTCTCTGGGATGTAAGCGTTCCACCACTGAACCTGTAGGTCAACTGTGAATTCTTCTATAGTATCTGGTTGATCGTAAGATAATTCAATTGCACTAACGTTTGTTGGGAATATTCCGTGGAATTTATATGCCTTTAAGATGGGCACAGAATCGGAATCAGAAAGTCCTACCAATTTTCCACTGGTATTACTTGTCACACCGTTTCTACCAAGTTGCCAAACATAAGCATCTTTCTGGTAATCATTAGGATTAGTTTCTCCAGTTGCATACTTCATGTTGTTCATTCCGTTCATCCATCTCTCCATGGCATTACGAACTGCGAAGTCAGTATCGTTAATGACAGTGATTGTCCAAACATCAAATGTTCTATCACCAGCAATCTTTAAGTTCCTTCCTCTGAATGGAACGTCGATTGGAGTAATGTTAGATGCAGGGAGATTAGCGGCTTTAACTAAAAACCTAACCTTGTCATTGAAGTCTTTTGATACATCTCCTTCATTACCAGTTGTTCCTTCTGGGAAGTCTAATGCAACTTCAAACAAATTAGGACGAGCACCACCACCAGTCAACTTCGATTTGAAGCGGTCTATTGTCCTATCTTTAACTTTTGGAAAGTTATTATTAGCCATGATTTTTTAGTCCTTGTTCGTGGGTATTTAGTAAATTAAACAGATCCGACAACTTCATCGAAGCTGATACCTGTTCTAGTTGCAACGAATGTTAATCCGATGAAGTTAATAGAACGTGCAGGCTTCACGAAGATATCTGCCTTAAAGGTATTTGCATCAATAACATCTGGAGTGTTATTGGATTCGTCACAAATAAGGACGAACTCAGAGATACCTCTTTTTGCTTGTACATCACGAAGATAAGGTTCAACAATGTTGACAAAGTTTGTTCTTGTCAAATCATCATTAAATTCAAATAATTGAGACCTTGATGCTCTCTCTATAACAGATTCGATTGTTAAGAATAAACGACGAACGTTGATTCTATCGAATGCTGATGGTACTTTCTGTGCAGTCTTGTCACCGAATAGTGAAATACCAGCGCCAGGTGAGAATATAACAGGGTTGATTCTCTTAGGATAGAGTTGATCTCTCTGTCCCTGTGATGGGTTATATGCAAGTTTAACTGCATTGTTGATAGTTCCTCTGGTTGCACCAGCTGGTGAGAACCAAGGGAATGAGTTGATAGATGTTCTTGCCATCAATCCAGCAACATCACCATTAAGAGGGATATATCGAAATGTGTTATTAAATCTATCAAATGTATACTTGTAACCTGAGTCGAATACTCCATAAGATGTTGATTGTAAACTATCATAGAATTGTATGATATTTGCAGTCTGTTTATCTGTGTCTGTTACACCGACAACTCCCTCTCTGTAAGGTGAGATACATGCAATACAATCCTTTCTTGTGGTTGCGATACTAAGTAGTTTGTTTGCCTTAGCCTGTGCTTCAAATATGTTGTTACCACCAGATGGCCCTTGTATTAAGTAGTTAACTGAATACTCAGCAGGGTTATCTAGAACTTGATAAGAACTTACGATATCAGCTAAAGTACACTTGTATTGACCTTCTGCACCGTAGTCATTACCACTTGCAAGAGTCATTATACTTGCACCAGCACCATTAAAGGCAACTCCTTGTGCTTTAGTTCCCCAAACTCCACCAGAATCAATTCCGTATCCACTCAACATTGTGTGTTTCATACCCACACCAGTTTGAGCAGCACCAACAAATATCTGATTAGAGAAGTTTGCGATGTAGTCTTTATAGTAAACACCTGTACTTGGTGAGATTCTTGCATCAGAAGCCTTGGATAATCCAGACCATTTCTCGATGACGTTTCCAGAAGTACCAGTTACAGATCCATCGTCGTCAACTACAACTACATGGAACTCATCATATCTAGAACTTCTTTCTGAAGCATACTCTGTAGTTGATGGTTTAGGTGCAATAGATTTCCAGAATACATTAGAGTTATCTAGACCAAGTGTTTGCTGATCATACCAATCAATAATAGTGTTACCTTCTCTTAGATAGAGACCACTACCAACACCAGCATTTACCTGAGACTTCACTATAAATGTAGTATTTGCAAACGCTACAGTTGCCGCAGTATCCATAATTAGATACTGTTGTTGAGTTCCATACTGAACAATAGTACCACTATATGTTCCGTTCTCTGACTTTACTGTGTCGCCAGGAGCAGACTTAAGTGTATTGAAATCAGCACCGAAAGTAATTTCAGTAGAACCGATACCGACACTAGCACTGAATCTTGTTCTCTCAACACTTTGTGCAGTTCCTGATGTATTGAAGAACTGAATTCTGTTTGGATGGTTTACACTAGCATCTGATGTAAGATTATCGTTGTAGATGCCAACGTCATAACCTTGGAAAGATCCAGTTGAAGAACCTTCTTCATAATCTGCTGTACTCCATACATCTGTAGTAACATTGTGCTTACTTACAATCTTTATATCCACTGATCCAACGTTGATCTGTGTGACAATTCCTTTTAGATAACCTGTTTGAACACCAACAGTACCATCTGTGTTCGCAACACTAGTTGAGAATCCAGCAGTAACTGCGTATCCTATAGCCATTCCGTCTGTACCGATTGCAAGTCTTTGATCTGCAAGACCATCAACTGTACAAATCTTAAGACCGTTTGCCCAAGAGCCAGGGTTTCTTGCAGCGTACATCCAACTTGTGTCTGTACTACGGTTGTTGTAATAATCTTCGGATGACTTGATTGACAAGTTTGTAATCGCAACACCAACAGGTGAGTTAGCATTGGATAATGTTGCATTGTTAGTTCTTAATACTCTTAGGATTCCTCCATAAGATAAGAATGAAGATGCAGTCATCCAGTATTCATATTGTGCATCAGTAGATTTGGGAGCTCCAAATGTTTCTAGAAGATCGGCTTCAGTCTCAATTAGAACTGGTTCGTCTACAGGCCCTTTTTCAAAAGGCCCAGCGATAGCTCCAACTTGATCGTTGATTCCGTCTATCCTTCCTACAGTTAAGTCTACCTCTCTTACTTTAACGCCTGGAGATACTAGATTTAGCGTCATGTTGTGTTCCTCGAAGATCTCAGTTGTTTTTCCTGTTATTATTTAGAATTTAGCACTTTTTCACTGGGGAAACGATACACGAACCCACTACCAGTCTGGATATATCTCTAGTTTACTGTTCTTTCTTTTCTTTTTTACCCTGTCAATAGTACAAGTTTTACATTCATATGAGTATGAGGATGGCACCTCACCTCTACTTCTCCTACTAAGATAGAACCCTTCTGTTAGTGAGTATGTCTTACCACAAGTTCTACACGTTCTTTCATGTAGAAACAGGACTGGTTCATCTAAGTCCACTTACAAGTAATCCCACATATATGATCTATCACCATACTCATCCACATTCCATCTATCGCCTTGGTCATCTACAAATGATGTCTCTTCATTTACACCGTCACTAATAAATCCGAAAGGTGCCATGTCTGCCTCTATCTGATCTCTTTGATCATCATATACTCTCTTTCTTATATCATCATCTGTCATCTCTTTGAAATAATCTTGCATCACCAACCATGCAAATATTACTAGACACATGGCAAGATCATCATTACATCCTTCTTCTGCCTCAAATGAGTTTGATTTTTCAATAAAGGTTGTGAGTTCTGCAATAATATTGTAATCTTTGACTATCAGTTTATCTGCCTCTATTAGAGTCTTGAGGTTGAGTGACCCTATCTTCTTGACAGTTTTAGACATCTTGACTCCTAGTTGTACCTTACTACCAGAAAATCCTTGACCTAATACTTGTCCAGCCCTACCTCGCATTGCAGTCATCAGAACATTTTCATATTCCATATCATAGAATAGTATTGATGCTATCTGATCTCCTATATCATTTACCTCACATAGAACGTATGCATTATTATATGCCTTAGCAAAATCTGCTATGACACTAGGAAATAACATTGGTTTGATAGAGTTGTTCCTATATTTGGCAACAACTTTATATGGAAACTCTGTAGTGTCAAATACTATAAATGCAGAGTAATCTTTCTCTACACCTCTTGCAACGTCAACTGTGATTGAATAATTGTGTTTGTCTATTGGGTTTTCATATATCTCTCCACC